TGTCCAGGACTTGATACCGGCCACTGTTGAACCAGTATCCACATACCCATCTTTACCTGCTAAGTGAGCCATGATAACCTCCTATGATTTATCTAACCAGATTCTATATCTCAAGTTCTGTTGGAATATTCCTGTATCTAAATCCCAAATAGGACTGGAAATAAACTCTCTTACAACTTTCATCCCTGTATATCCTGTTACGGTGATTGTTTTATCATCTAACGCATCTGTGACCTCATCAACTATTTCAGCAAGGCCAGCAGTAGATATGTCTGTAAAGCAGTTTACCCAATAAGTAACATTCTCTATTGCTTCAAAATCCGCAAATGTCCCGATAGGAGATTCTGAACTTAATCCGAATGTCACATACGGAACTGTAGAATCTTGAGGTGCTGTGACTTGATATGTTTTCGAGTCAAAAGTAGTCCAGGTTACTGTCCCATCTGAGGTAGTATCTCCATTATCCGTATCCCACGTAGGTTCCGAACCTCCCGAAGTTCCTGCCGTAGTACATTTGTAAGCGTGCGAATCATACGTAGAGGCTTTGACCACATCTCCTACGATGTAAGCAGTGGAAGCCTGCCAATCTTCCGGCCAAAGTTTAAGGAGATTATAAAATCCAGTGTTAATCTGGTTTATCAATCTTAACCTCTTTACGCTTCTTTACTCTGCAAGAAGGGCACCGTTTAGGTGGGTCAAGATTTCGGTCAGTATAGAACTGCTGTTCACCTTCACTCCACTCAAATTCCTTACTGCATATTTTACAATTGATTATCATTCTGCCTTCCCATATCTACCTGTTTTTGTGACATCGCTTGTCCAACTTGTATCAGGTTTGACCCCGTATCTTCCGGCTCGGATACGGCTTAAGTTCTCATAAATAAGGGATGTTAGCAATACATCACCCAGTGTTATACCATCAGATATCTGAATATTCAGAATAGCTTTTGTTGATGGTGTATCACTTGCCGTTATGCTATCACTTAATGTTTTGTAATATAGCAGTCCGCCTTTTATTGTGTCACCGAGCAAAGCACTGTCATTTATGATAGTTTGTAAGATGTGTTGAGTAATTGCTGCATCATTTAGCTTAACTGCATCGGAGATTGCTGAATAGAATACCAATTTAGCTAAGGGGTTATCTCCACCGTTGATTACATCAGAGATTGCCAATTGAGCGATGATATTACCAATTGAATTATCACTAAGATTAGCCGCCCAAACTTACCCCATCGGATATCTCATCATAGAAGGCTTGCCAAACATTTACGGAGTCACTTAAACTAATGCCATCAGATAGAACAGATTGTAATGTTGCCTGAGTAGATGGGGCATCACTCCCTTTTACCCCATCTGATAAAATTAAATTAATTAATAGTTTAATAGCGTTAGTATCGCTTGTCTTTACGGTGTCAGTGAGGGTATTAAATAACGAGGCTATCGTGCTAGATACATCTCCTACTGATAAACCATCAGATAAAGAGGGATTAGTTTCATATAGATGTGAAAGAGTATCACCTAAGTTTATTCCATCTGATACCAGTGATTGTAAAATTGCCTGAGTAGATGGCGTATCGCTGCCATGTATGGTATCTGATATCAGCGATTGTAATGACGCTTGAGTGGATAATGTATCCCCTAATTGGCTATTATCAGATACGGCATTCTGTGCTGATAATTGTGCGGGAGTCTGGTCTCCACCACTCAGCCCGTCTGTGAGCGATAATCCGATTGTTAAATTACCCTTATTTGAGTCAGACATGGATAATCCATCAGAAACGGAGGCCTCATAAGTGGAACTGGTGGAATAATCAACTACTACATAGACTTGGGTTACTCGAGCGCCTCCTATTCCCTGAGAGTTCAAACCTATAATAACCTGGAGGTCTGCTAAGTCGGCTACACTCCAATTCCCACCACCAGGTCGAGACAGTGTTTCATTAAAGTTAGTCCAGGTATTAGGAATATCAGCGGTCTCTGTCCCCATTGTTTCATCAGTTCCCAATCTCAGACCAGGAGTGATTTTACCTTCGTAAGCCCTGAAATAAACAGCTACACCATTTATGTTTTCATCAGTAAGGCTACTTGCACCTAGAGTAAAAGCATCCTTTTCTAGCGGTTCCTCTGAATTGAAAAGCCTAGTGGTAAGGTCATCCGCTACAGCTTCATCAACTTTATCCCAATGTTCACCTGACTCTGGCCATTGATATTCTATATTTGTATAATCACCAGCACCATTCGGCCTTAATATCTCAGTAGCCATTAGTGCCACATCTCCGCAAGAATCGCTCTATCGCTCTCGGTTAGTTCCTTACCATTGAGAACAGCGTCTTCGAAATTCTGTGTCTCACTGCCCTTAAAAAACTTAGCCAGTATTTCGGTCTTCTTGGGTTCAAACTCCAATTCCTCAGAGGTCACGCCTATCTTCTCAAGGTCTGCTACCAATTTCTCAAGCAATGGTGTATGGTCTTCAGATATGCCTTTGTACCAGCCGTTAGCGTGTAGACGCTTATGCGCCTCACGATAAGCGTCTACTGCTTTTCTGCCAGCAAGAATTTTGGTCTCACTGATTTCGGGCATAATTACTCCTCACGAGAGAAAATCCCTTATTACGCACCATCATCAGCAGCAGATACAGTATAGGTCAGATTGATAACATCATCATCTAGTACTGACCGAGAGGTATCAAACTTACCTGCAACTGCCAGTGTACCGCCACCAGCCGCATCACCTTTGGTATCGGCATCAGTCCCACCTGCTACCAATGCAGCACCATAAATTGTTTTAGTAGCGTTCATGGTGAATGTGGCTTTGTTTGCCGAGTTGGTGATTGACCGGCTTGAAGATGCAGCTTCTACGTACTCCGGTCTGTTTGCCTCATCATAGGCTGTGGACTCAGTAAAGACAGGTGTTGCATAGGTTGTACTGGAATCCGGTGTAGTATCAGATTCAAATATGAGACAATACCACGTAGTCAACTGAGTGCTTGCATGGAAGTAAACATCCAGTAAGCTATCTAATCCCTCGTTAGTCCAAACATTATGTATCTTCTCTGTCCAAATCAATTCACCATTACGATAACATTCAGCTTGCCACTGGCCTCCGATTTTCATTCCTGCTGTCAAATCCTTCATCATTCCTCCTATGTGTAAATGATTTCTCTCACATCTATTTCCAGATGGTCATATGCTGATGATGGGTTGGTTATTCCTGTAATCTCAAAAATATACGAGCCCCATTTAATCCTGTCATTGGGGTCAACTGTCATATTATCGCAATAGACTCTATGCGTGGTGGTATTTGTTGTTTTGTCTTGCATCAGTCTTTCTTGAGAGCTTAACGTACTGATTCGTCCCCTGAATGAGCCTGCATCTTCCCATGTTTGAGTAACACCACCTTGCCCGTCTGCCGTTTCAGTCACGGATTGCAAGGTTAAAGTTTGATTTAACAGTCCTGAACTTATGGGCATTAAAACCTCATCTTCTTATATCCCGAAATCCCACTCAGGATAGATTCAACCATTCCTTTACCTTGTGAAGTTCCCGCTATTGTATAGGAATAATCTCCGAGTCTTTCGCTTTGTAACCCCTGTTTAGCTCTATTCTGATAAAGGGCTACACTTAGGTCTATACATGCCTGTCTTATGTCTGAAGGATATTGATAGATGTAAATCGTCTTACCGTTATCATGTGAAGCCGCGGTTGTACCATTTACCCCACGTTCTACCGTGAGGGTAGTAGAGCTTATAGAGTAGATATACATCTGTTCGGATTCGACTAGAATAACCTGTCCGGCAGAGAGATTAGTCGCTGATGTTACATCAACTTCTGTTTCTGAATCATCAAGCTCCTCAGCGGTAGTAGTGTCTGAGATATATGGAGTGGCTGATATCCCGTCTCCGTATCCCCATACACCATCAATTTCTACACCCTTCTTGATTCCGGCTGCGAATGTTCCATAATCCGAATCGTCTGATATAACAATCTCGATTTTAGGGAACTCATTTAATGGGAGTAAATAGTAATCAGTAGAGGCGTAGGTATTCTCAAAGGTAGCATCACCGTCTTCGTCTGTCTTGAGAGTAGTCACCGAGAGTAAGTCAGGTTTCAGCCAGAGTTTAGAACCGCCATGAAAGTATTTAGTAGTCGATTCCGTATAAAAGAACCTGTTGCAATAAGCGTCAATACTCCGACTTGAGGATTCACAGATTTTCCTCAACATCGTATCATCCGATGTAGAACTAATCCCCAATACGCCTTTAACGTCTGCTATACTACAATAACTACCGTAACCCATAGCAACTCCAAATCTTCCCGCAGAACTCGCAATGCAGTATGCCTTCGGAATCTTCTATCAAGCTAAACCCATCATCGGGACAGATTAAATTATCTATATCCTCTTTTTCGGAAGAAGGCTGAGAACGATTAAACTTAATTATATTTTTTAATGTTTCAAATGACATTTTTTACACACAGGAGTATATTTATAACTATGACCCATCGGAACCATAACTTTGTAATATTTATGTCCCGATTTGATTTTCTTTTTACAGTTATTACATATTAGATTCTTTTGTGCTACTTTTAGGCTCCATTTTACCAAAACCTTCCCCAA